TCTTCAGTGTTTCCATATTGATCAAATTTGTATCCGTTGAACGAATCGGCATATACTCTTAATCTTGTAATGGCTTGATAAGCCATTCTATCTATTGTTTGTGGTACATCTATCCAAGCACTTCCATTATATGCTACCACTGCTCCTGTAGCAGGAGAAGTAATTGTTACATTAGATAGGTCTCCAAAATTATTTGATCCTGAATAATTAATTGTTACTGTATCACCGGATACTGCTGTGGTAATGTTTGTACCGCCAGCAATAGTAAGCGTGTCAGTTTTTGAATCAGCTTGTGCTAATCCTGAATCAGATTGAACATTACTGAAAGCAAATTGGTTTTCTTCACCTGAGTTTGGTGAACCAGTGTAAGCAACAGTAACAGTATCGCCAACTATTGACGTTGATATATTTGCTCCACCTGCGATTGTTAAAGTGTCTGTTGTCGAGTTTGCTGTAGTAGTTCCTGTATCTCCATCTACTGTAGCAAACACATTCTGATTGCCACCAGCACTCACAGTAACAAATTCAAATGTTCCGTTACCATTTGTTTTTAAAACTTGTCCACTAGTACCATCTGAAATTCCTAAATTCAAAAGTGTTGATGGTATTGTTGGTTTGTTATTTAAATTATTGTAATTCAAAAAGTAAGCACTATCAAAACCGTCTAATGTGTCTGCGTCAGTGCCGCTTCCACCAGATGCTGTATCAATACCTGGTGCCCATTTAGCACCATCCCATTTTAGGACGTTTCCGGTTTGTGGTGCTTGACTTGTAGTATCTACATCTGATAATGAATTTATGTTTCCAATGTACGCTACTGGTTTAATCGGATCTGTATAATTTGTAATCGCTCCGCCACTAGCATCTAATAATAATTTGTGCCATGCTCCTGCGTGTGCTACATAGACACTTCCGCCTTCGTGTACATGAAGCATTGCTCCATGATATGTTCCAGCATCGATAGCATTCATCTGGTTTAAAGTTGAAGCATGAAATGATACTTTGTTAATTTTTGCGTTGTCGTTTGGAACATCTAATTCCAAATTGGAGTTGACGATGTCTTTTAAAGTTGTACCATCGCCTATTGCGTTGTACAGTTCATCAGAGTTGGCATTAATCTTGGTAGCACCTGCTCTTAGATTATCACCAGTCCCATCATTTGCGGCTGTACCTACATTAATTACTGATTTTGCCATTCTTACGTCCTATCAAATGTTACATTAGTTTTATCAAATGTGCTACTAGTAGCATCAAAAGTATTTATTCCAGATGTCTCTTCGGTTGATGTATCTGCGACAATAGCCGGCGGAGTCAACTGGTGTATTGCTTGAGCATAGGTAGCATGAAATGTAACTTTACTGCCTAAATATGTATTAGATTTAGGACTAGCATATAGATATACGCTACTAGCATCTACTGCCGCTGTGACATTGATCAATTCCTGATTAATTGAAGCTCTACCAAATATAGATACAACAGCTCTGTCTGGTCTTGCTACAACAGAAATCTGCATGGTTTCTTTTTCGTTAGAGTCAAATTCAACTGCTACCTGGTACATAGCACTACTAAAATCACCTAAGTGAAACTTATCTAAAATAGTGTTGTTTCTTTGTACAGCAATCCAACTACCTCTAAAACTAAAGTTAGATCTACTCGGTAGTAATATAGAATTATTTTGCCCTTTTGTAAAGAAGTTTGTCAGAAGTTTATTCATTTACCTGCTCCATACAGTATTTATCGTTTTACACAGATATGTTTATGTTCAAAAAACTATGAAATATCTACTAGACTGTGAGCGAAAGCGTATAAGTTGTCGAAAACTTCGGTCTTCTTTTTCAGGTCTTTATTAGCAAAAGTTTCTAATTTCTTAGCTGTTTCTAGCCCATAACCTGTTTTAACTAATATAGGCTTTGCTTTTACTTTGGTTGCGGCTTTGAGATCTGTAATTTTATCTCCAACATATACTCCGTTCTTCCAATCAACACCTATTTCAGATGCCGCTCTCTTAAACATTCCTGGATTTGGCTTTCTATATGGATCATCTTTAAATGGTGTAGTAGAATAATACAGGCCATTAATGCTCTTACATCCAACACCAGCCAATAGTTCTAACATGTAATTATTAACTATATCTACGTCAACTGCATCCATTACTCCACGTTGAATTCCTGATTGGTTGGTTAGTATAACTACATCATACCCTTTATCTCTAATAATTTTAACAGCTTCTAGGCTTCCTGGAATTGGTTTAAATTGTTCTGGCTTGATACAATAAGGAGGTACTCCTTCTTGTGTAAGTCCTATGTCTTCGTTAATTGTTCCATCACGATCCAAACCTATTACCGGTATACTCATATTATGGTCTCCATCTATCATCTGACCAACCTATCTTTTCAGGATTGAACCACTGTAAATCCTGTAGTATGATTGGATCTTTATTACTATATTTTTCTTTCCAACTATCTATAAATTCCCAAGTTTGATTATCTATTTTTTCAACATACTTGTCGACAAATGTTGCCGCTTCATGGGTAAGCGGGTGTGTTTCAGGCAATAGTAAATGTTCATGTTCAGGCTTAAGAGTAGGAACACTTTTTGGTCTAGTATTAAAAAAATCAATGTCAGTACCAAAGTTCAAAGCATTTAAGATTGGTGGACAATTTGTTTTAATGTCATCTTTGTAGCTTTCTAAAACAGCTCTCATATCTTCCAGTTCAAGTTTAGGATTTTTCTCATTAAAGGATGGAGATTGTTCTTCAAAGTTTTCAAAATGATCTCTAAAACCTGTTGAATATACCTTACAACCTATTGCTTCTAATGCTTTATGTGTAGCTGACATTAAAGCACAGTCACGCATAGCACACCACATTATATCTGCCCATATCCAAGTGCTTTCATATCTGTAATTATTTAGAACAAAAGCATCGTCACTTTCTATTGTTTCTCTACTAAAGTTTCCTGGTGTCCACCAACCTTGTCCCATATGATATCTATCTTCACGAAACATGCTTGTCCATTGAAGCAAAATAATATCATCCTTATTAAATTTGTGAATTGTATTAGCTTCCCAAATTCTACAATTGATATAAACATTTCCAGCACCACTTTTTGCCCAGTTGGTTGCTTCGTAACCTCGATTTCTATATTGATGGATTAATATATCTGCCCAAGTAGGATAAAAATATTGTGTTAAGCTACAACCAAACGCAAAAAGTCTCATGCTATTCTCCTGATCAAATCTATCATCATCTTGTGTGGAATAGTTCTTAACTTGTCATGTTCTAATTTACTTGTCAAGGCTTGATCAGCAAAAAATTTGGCCTCTTTAGGTATACTTTCATACTGTTTTCGTACCATTTCAGTATCTATTAGGCCCAATCCATACAATACTAAAATGTAGTTGTATTCATTAAATAAAATTTTTGAAGTACAGTCGGTAAAATCATCTGATATAGGTAATCTTGTTTTCCACATATCTAAATTATTTGCTAAACTATCTGGTATTTCAGCAGTTTGTAAGTGTGTCCAAAATTGTGTGTCAGTTCTGTTTGTGATATAATGTAAAACAATAAAGTCTCTAATATTATTCATAATAGCATCAACTTCTTTGTTGTATCTCTCAATAGATTGAGGATTGTAATTTAAGATTCTTGATGCTAATAGAAAACTTTGATTGATACTTGTGCCGATTGAACTTGCTTCTAGAGGTTCTACGAAACTAGCACTCAATCCTACAGCACAAACATTATTGATCCATGGTTTATCTAAAGCACCTGGATCAAATTTTAAATGTTTTGCTATTTGAACTCCATGTCCCAAGTATGTTTCAACTTCTACGTGTGCCTGATCTGGTGTAATAAAGTCACTATCAAAAATATATCCGTTCCCTTTTCTTTCCCAGACAGGAATTCTAAACATCCAACCACTGTTCATTGCCCTTGCTACAGTCCAAAGTGGTAATTCTTCTTCTGCTTCTGTAGGAAACACAATAGCTTCCTTCATTTTAAGATATTTGCTATAGCTTTGCCATTTGGCACCTAATTTATTAATTAGTAATCTTGAAAAACCTGTACAGTCAACATAAAAATCATACTCATATGTATTTGTTTTACTTTCTAATTTCTTTACATCACCTAGATCACTTAGCACTACATTTTCAATTTCATCATCTGTGATATTACAACCTAACTCTATTGCTTTTGCTGTCAAAAAATCATTTAATTTATGCGTGTTGAAATGATATTGGCTTACTCCTGTTTCATTTATGTTTTCTTCCATAAACTTATTGAAGGGCAAATGACTATGCCATGTATATTCTCCTACAAGTTCTTTCGGATGAGGTTTATCTTTAATTAATTTTGCGTACATCATAGGTAAACCAAGATGTTCACTAACAAACGGATCGTGTACACTTTGTAAAAAGTCTGTATTACTCCAATTTTGAAACATTATTCCAGATTTGAAAGTAGCATCAGTATTTTTAATTAAATCTCCAGCCTGTATGCCCATGAAATCCATGAAGGCAGACCAATGTTCAGTACTTCCTTCGCCTACACCGATGGTTCCAATTTTAGAACTACGTATTACATCTACTACAAACCCTGGATAACTCTTTTTTAATATAAGTGCGGCTACGAATCCAGCTGTTCCGCCGCCAACAACACAAATTTTCATTTCATTTCCTATTCGTCAAACGTATACCAACCAGATACTATGTACTTAACACCTTTGTAGATAGGATTTCCCCTATGTGGATGAGTGTAATAAGCAGGGAAGAACACTAACTTACCTGGTTCAGGTTTTATTTTCACACCTTGATACAAAAATTCTGTTTCTCCGCCTTCTTCAACACTATTCAAGTATAAAGTGTATGCCATTACACGAGAACTTGTACACAGATCAGCACATTCACAATGCCAAGCATGATATCCTTGGTGTGGTCTTGTCTTTTGTATGCTCATTCCTTTAGGAGAGTGCTGTACAACTGCTCTGAGGCTGTCATATTTCTTTCCGTACTTTTCTTCGTAGGTTTTTACTACAGTTTGATAGAAAAATTTACATAAATCTGCGTCTACATGAAACATATTGTTATGATTAGACATGTCCATAAAGATTCTTTCGTCTTGATTCTTAAATCCTGTCTGATGTTCCGTCAACTGCATAGAAGCACGTTGTTCAAATGTTTCTATTAGCTGTTTACAATAGTCGATTGGGAATACATTTCTATATTCTTCAATGCCATTAAAGTTATCTTCCATGTTACCTCCTAAATAAAAAACTGTTGATTAAGTCTATACACATCATCAGTAAACATTCCTGGTTTTACGTATGCTGTATGCCAAACATTTTGTAAATATAATACCATTCGATTAAATTTCATAGGAACCATGCCTGTCATTTTCCATTCTTTTGTAGAATCAGTAATATATTCTCTTACCGGCTCATTAATATTTGTTCCTTCATACTCATAAAACGAAGTTCCACCGTTACTTTCGTTTTCATTATTTAAATATATAGTACTAGCAAAATGTAATCCACTTGGATTGTCCATATGTGGCTTTACTGGCGGCAAATTTTCTGATTGCATCACATTAACCATAAATGTTGCTCTTTTAAAACTATCTGCCATTGCTCCTTGAGGCCATTGTGCCATTACTTCAGGATAATATTGTCTACAAAGTTGGTCATATATCCATGCCATTTCATCTAGCACATAAAAAGCATTTACTCTCCAAGCTGGATTTCCGCCTCTGATTCTTTGGTTTTTAGATGCTGGAATATCTAAAGCTAATTGCCTAACTTGGTGCGGATTGGTATAAAAATCATCAACAACAATAATTTTATCTTTATTATTACCATAAGTTTCAACTGTAACTGAGTAGTTTTCGTTAATTAGAAAAACTTCATCTTCATTTATTTGATTCTTCTTCATTTATTCTCTCATTTATTGTAAAATTAGCACTTATGGTTGCTCTTGTTTTATCAGATTCGTTAACTGTAACATAATGTTCAAGCACACTCGGAAAAAACACAATATCACCTTCTTCTAAGGGCGGCGTAATTCTATTATTATAGATAAAATGATTAGATGTAAGCAATGGCAGTTTACTATTATGAAAAAAGTCATATGTATTTCGATAAAATACAAATTTTCCACTATCAGGTGGTAAATTCATCATATACGCACAACTGATTACACAAGCACCAGCATGATTATGTAATTCTTGGTGCTGATTTTTGTTATATCTGTTTAACCAACATTCAACTCCATAGGAAATGGGTTGATCTACCCCAAGATGTCTTAAATATTCATTTAATCCTCGTATTGCGCCTTTAATAAAGTTTTGAAATGGCAAACTATTAGCGTCTACAAGTCCAAATGTAGTATCAACGTTACAATGCCAACCGGAATTTTGTTTAAAATTAGAATCATCCTTTACTACTTCCTCAAAATCTTTTTGAACTTGTAAATGATTATCAAGTTTTGTATTATATACTGGTATAGGATAGATTTCATGAAACATTAATTTTTCAATTCTATCAGCTTATTGAATTCTGGTAGGTATAGATATTCAATTTCACTATTATACAGGGTACGTACCGCATCATCAAGTGTTTCAACTAATGGTTCACCTCCTAAATTAAAACTTGTGTTAAAGATGATCGGCACTCCTGATTGTTTATAGAACTCTTCTATTATTTCATAGTAGTGGATATTTTGTTTTTTAGTAACAGTTTGTATTCTACATGTTCCGTCTACATGTATTATGGATGGTATTTTTTCAGCTACACCTTCTTTACAATCCATAGCAAACATCATATGTGGAGATTGTTCTAAACCTTTCATGTCAAACCATTCATGTGCGTGTTCTAATAAAATAGTACCGGCAAAAGGTCTAAAATATTCACGTCTTTTTACTCTGTTCACATGGTCTTTTCCGTCTTGTATTGTTGGGTCAAACAACAAACTTCTATTACCAAGTGCTCTTGGTCCATTTTCTGATTTACCTTGCCACAAAGCAACTATGTTTTTATCTCTAATTATACCTACAACCTTTTCATGATCGGCATCTACTACGGTTGCTCCGTACTTTTCAGCTGTGGAGTCAACATCCATTAGTGAATAATGGTATTCAAATCCTTCATAAATTGTTTCAGCATAGTTTCTCACTGTTTTATCTTTAGTCAATGAATGGTATGTAAGCAAGGCGGCTCCTAATGCTGTACCAGCATCGCTTGATACAGGCTCTACATATAGGCTAATGTTTTCTTTATTCAACTTATCTAAGTACCAATAGTTGGCAACACAGTTCAAAGCATAACCTCCACTTAGAACCACGTTCTTGTTTCCGCTCATTTCTACTGCTTTAAAGATTAGTTTCAGCACTTCTTCTTGTGATTCTGCTTGAACAGCATACGCCATGTCTCTTCTGTTTTCAAGAGTTGTTAAATCTACCTTGCTATTCAATAGATCCTGGGTAGTATGTAGATAATCATACCTACCATCGTTTACCAAAGCGGCATTTGGATAGGTAGGAATGATAACACTTCTATCTGCTGTTCGCCATTTCCCTCCATTTCCGTCAGTATATATAGGAGGAATGTTAGAATTCTTCTTTCCATAAGGAGCAAGTCCCATAGTTTTACCTGCTTCTATGGGTTGAAATCCGCAATATTGTGTAACTGCTTCATATGCCTTGGTTATTCCTGCTGAATCATCAAGCACTAACTCATGAAAGCCTTCTTCACCTTCACGATCGCTTTCAATTTGATTTACATGAGTGCCAGGATACGGACCGTTACCGCCTTGATGCTTGTAAAGTGTCTTAAAATCATCTGGGTAATTACATGTGAAAATGCTTTCACACTCCCATGTCATAAATTCTTCATTAAACATTCCTGCGTTTATATTCATTGGAATAAAAGTTCCAGCACCGTCTACTATCACTGCTGTAGCACTTTCAAATCCTGATCTATAAAAAGCACAAGCGGCATGTAATTTATGATGTATATGGCTTAGATCAATGACTTGTCTATGTCTACCTTCTCGGCTATAAGCAGAATCTTTACCATCTATTAATCCTAACTTTCTAGCAAGTCCTGTATATACATCACCGCCGCTAAAATCAACCCTACTAGATTCTTCTAAAGGTTGCGTGTGAGCTACTACTAGATAATCTAACTTATCTGTGTATTCTTTAAATTTTATCATAGCGGCATATGGTCCGCCATCATACTTTTTTCTTGATAATCTTTCTTCTTCAATAGCAAAAACAAGTTCACCGTCTTTCAACAAGACGGCTCCGCCATTATGACCTCTTGTGATTGCTCCGATCCATTGTGTCATTGTCCTGTCCTTCCTAGAATTTGTGCTTGTGGTTTGTTTGCGTGTGTTACTCCTGCATCATTTTTGTGAACGACCCCATGCGTCGGGCAGACTTCGCCTTGTTCTTGTTGGGGTTTGTACGTTCCCGTATAACTCCTAGGCTTACCAAGCCTTTTACGCACACTTGATACAATCGCTTTAAAACTTTCATCGTCTAACTCCATAACTTCATCGTTATATCTTTCTATTTCATCTTCCATTGACAATCTTATAGGACTAAACTTGCGTTTACCTTCTCCTAAATCAATAATATCAAAGTCTTCTGAATCTGGATAAGAAATATTAATAGGATATGTACTACCTATTACGCTTGTACATGTAGTTCCTAATGCTTTAGCCATGTGTTGGCCTAAACTATCACAGCCTAAGAAATGATCTGCTATTTCTATTACACTTGACCAAACTCTAACATCTGGAATTTGTGGTACAGCCACCGGAAATTTTGGATTTTCTTCAATCACTATTGGAAATTCACTCATTATGATTATAGCATAGTCTTCTCTAAGATCTTTACAAATTTTTATTACATCATTGAGATGAAAACTTCTTGAAGTTCCGTCAATTACAAAGTCGCCCATGTTTTCTGCTGTGCGACCAAATGGTTGAAATACTAAAACTTTGTCTTTACCTGTAACTGCTTTTATTTCTTCAACAACTTTATATCCGCCAACAAGCTCATGCTTGTTCATATAAATCTTTGGATCACCTATATCACGCAATCCCTCATTGTTGATAGCTATATCAAATGCTTGTGCTAAACTACATTTTTGGTTATAGTATTCCCAAACCCTGTAAGGTTCTGGGGTAATACAATCTCTATCTTTAATATAATCCCTAAAAAGATTTTTATGCCAATGATCATAGGCAAGTTCGTGTAACTGAGGATGTCCTTTGTAAAAGTCCATACCACCTTCACACACAATAATAAAATCTTTATCCTTTTCGTAGAGTTTTTCAAAGGCAGGGATAGACGCTATTACACGGCCAGCGCCACCGTTCATAAAATATGCTTTTTTTCGAGACAAATTAAACTCCAATATTTCTTATACAGAAATATTTATAGTGTCTCTAGTATGATTTGAGGTAAAAGTGATTAGCCTTTTTTACCAGACTGTCTTAGAGCATGTACTTCAACATCAATAGCAAAAGCACCGTCTCTGTACGGATCTGCTGGATCTGACGAAGCAACTGGATCTCTCATATCCTTTGGATATGATGGAAACATCATCATAGCTTGCCAAGGTTCGTAACCTCTAGCTTCCATTGTTGCTGGAAGGTCACGTAATCTTTGTCTAAATGCTAACCATTCATCTTGTAAAGATTGTGGAGCGTCTGATTGTCCTACCTTTGAGTCTGTTTCGTGTAGCTGTCTGTCTCTAACGTCTCTAACATCTTGCCATGTTACTGATTTATCAACACCTGTAGCTTCCCAGTCGTGTGTACCAATGTTCCATTTATCATTTTCAAAGTCATAATAAATGTTCCATTCGTCATAAACGTCTCTAGGCTCTAACTCATCTGTGTATTCAACATCTGGATAGCCATCCGGAGCGTCCCATAGAACTTTCCATGTTCTACCACGTCTCATAGCAACAAGATCTTCACGTCCTTCGTCATTAGCAATTTCACAAAGCAAAGGATTTTCTTTACAGTCCACTGTAATTCTCATAACATCTTCAGCAGTTGGTCTTTCAAACTCTGATTTTTGAGTCAAACACCAACCAGATTCTTTACCGTATTCTTCATGGTTTGGATCTTTGTTAACTTCTACAGTAATAAACTCTGGTCCTTTGTACGTATGTGTACCAGTTCTACCCTGTGTGAAGCTATTTGTTCTCCACTCATCCCAAATTGGGTAAGTAAACTGTTTTTCTATTCTTCTCATTGCGTTTTGCTCCTACAAGTATTTATCATTTTACATAAAAGTTATTCTAACCACGCCAGAAC